CGCTCCGCAAGCTCAATAAATTCGCGTGATGGCTTAACATCCGTGTATCTCAGGGCTGAATTGTTCTGGATCACACCCTGCGGCATCCAATCCGTAGCCATATCGCCCCCTGTGCGCTCGTTAAGCCGGTCTAAATAGATTTGCCTATCTGGTACGTCCAGTGGCAGGTAATACGGCTCTACTGGGTCAATATCGTTTGCCAATACTTCCCACGAACTGATCAGATCAGCCTTGTCCCGCTGCCGGTCATCCCATGACTTTTCGGTCAAGTAAGGATGCCGTAACGGAATTACGGTTAGATTGTCCCGAATCAATGGCAGCATTACGTCCAGCTTCCACGGTGATATATGATCGAATATCAGGTCATCTGGATTGGCATGTTCTGCCTGTTTCCAGGGCAACGCCTTGTTTATGTCATATCCCAGTAGCTTTACGACAAAATGACTGCCGGTATTGCGTACTGTCGGGACTATGATCAAAGCGTATAGAAGTCGTAAACCATGCAAACCAGCACAATCGGTATCCAGATCATATAATCGTCTGCGGCTGCGGGTCTGGGTTGCTGATCAATATCGCTGATTCCAGAGCAGTCTGTTGCGCCTTGGTCATGTTTACAGCGGTCTTCGATTTACGTTCTTCTGTCTCGGCCTGCTTGCCTTCCATCTCAACACCCATCGCAATCTGCTGGATCTGCTGCTGTTGCGCCTGTTGTTCCTGCAACTGTTGTGCAGCCTGTTGCTGTTCAGGATTCAAATCACGCCCAAGAATCTTATCCTTGTCGCGTAGTGTGGACATTTCGATAACATCCTCCCACTTGATACCGTTGGGATTATCTGCCGACTGTGGATTAGCCTGGTACATCGTCACTAATAGCTCGAATTGCTCTGACTGAAGGTTGATAATGTCCGGCACTTCTTCAATAATGATATCAACGTCCATTTCAGCGACATTGTTTTCAACGACGATCTGAGCATAGGATGGGTCTTGCTGATAAACCATCTGTAACTGTTGAGCGAATTGCTCTCTGATCTGGCTCAGTGGCAATCCGGTCTGTTCTTTGAGTAGTTGCTCGCCCTCGGTCATCGGTGTGTTCAGACCAACCCACTTGAGGTTTTCTTCATTGTCCGTAACCCGAATCCATTTCTCTGCCTTCCAAAACTGCCTGATACGATCCCAGACCGCATCATATACGCGCTTCTTCCAGAATGAATGAACATCGAACAGTGGCGCAAGCTCCAATAACCCACCCTGCTGTAATGACCGGATAGCACGACCACTCATGCCTGATGCCGTACCCTGCAATGCAGCGTTAGCACCCGCCATATCCATAGATGAAGCCGCGTCTTTGTACATTTCAAACTGCGGGCCTACAAGAGCTTCATTCGGGATAACACCGAAATCCTTGCCAAACTGACCAGTGCCGGGATAAGTCAGATGACCATCGGGCTTGTTCGCCTCACGTTTGAATGAGTTGATATCAGAGATAATCCCCTCACGCCCGTATGTTTGCCGGGTATTGAGGATATGCAGTGACTTGCTACGGCGTTTATTGACCTCATCCTGCTTATCAAGGTCGTTCTTTGTCGGGCCATAGCGTTGACCATCTCGATCAACCTTGGCGCTGGCTACAATAAACTTACACTGCGGTACGTTATCCTGATCAACATATGAGGATAATTCAGGCTTTTCTAACCAAGCACCCTTCGCATATATCGCCTGATGCCATAGACCCTTGTGCAGAAAGCAGATATCCACGCACATAACCCGCTTACGGGTCGCTGAGTACCATCTTGTCGGCTTATCATCCTTGGTATCGCCCATTGACTGATAATGCTGCATACCGGCTTGTATTTCTTTCTTGGCGTGTTTCCAGGTCTGTTCTACAACATCCTGATCCTTCCAAGAGATATATCCGATATACCGTGCATCTGAAGCATCGCGTTCAACTGAATACGGATCAATAAACAGGCGATTCCATGCGAGCTTATGCAGGGTAATGTCAATGTCATCCTTGCCTTGCTCAACCTCAACAGAAACACCGCCCGTACCCTCAATAATCATGGATTCAAACTGGTCAGAAGCCAATGCATCAAACTCATTCACATCCAAGACATACCGAATACCATCTGTGGCTGCGTCTGCGGCCTCATCATGGTCTGGAGTACGAGGATATGCTTTCGGGTCTGTCCGGGTTTGTTTCTCATAGCCCAACAGAAAATCAACCTTTGGCTGGATCATGTTGAACACTACCGGCGGCTGGTTACGCTTCTTGAGTGTTGATAGCTCGGCTGCGGTTAGCTGGTTGCCATCGTAATAATCACGGCAACGCTCGGATTCTAACCGCGCATCGTGGCTTGCGTCCTCTGCATCGTCAAAGTAATTGACCAGGGTTTCAAGTTCGATCATGCGACCTTCCAATTGTCTTCATATTCGTCATCATCAAATGCCTTGTCCCATCTGTCGTAGCCACTGTCATTGACCAGTTGCGGTTTTGCCCACGGTCTTGACATACAGGCATAACGCCATTCATCTGCGGCGTGATCCTCTGCACTAGTGTCTAAATCCTCTGCCTTGTTCGCATCATGCTGCAAGGTTGGTATGGTTCTGATTGAGTCTGCACAGGTATTAAAGCAATACAACATATCGCCAACCATCCGCGCTCTCATCTGATCCCAGCCACCAATCTGACCATGTCGCGCTACACGCTTGTTATCAGCCTTGTGGAATGGAATGGGTAACATGCGCTCTGCAATGCTTGGGCCACCGTCCTCGGAAAATATAGCCGGGTCAGCCACTGCATAGTTGAGCTTTTCAGTGGTGCGTTTCTGGATACCCTGCGCTACCTGTTCGGCAGTCAGTTTTAATCCCTTGTTTGGGCCTTTAGCACCGTACCACTCACGATATCGAACCATTGCGCCCCTCGGCAGAACAATTCCATCGTGTCGATAGTCATCGGTGACAATTGCCCACCAACCGGCGCTAAACGGCGCTGCTGATCCCCAATCGAATGATACAAACCGTGTCCAGTCCTCTGGAACCTCAAACGGCGTTAGAACCATCCTGGTTGTCCAGCAATCAAAGAAAGCGCCCTCAATGACGTTCCAGTCGCCTTCAAGCCATGCTCTGACCAGTTGTTCTGAACCTGACTGCTTCAGCCTTGCGATATAGCCCGGATCGTTCTCTAGCAATATCCGATTATCAGCTACCCTTGCCGGGATGAATACACGTTCATTACCGTCATCATCCAGCAATACCTTATAGCCCATTGGGGCTGGATCAATGTATCTTGCCTTAACCCAGTTGTGACCGGGGCCACCAGGGTTACAGGTTGCGTGAAACTGGCATGGAACACCGTGCGCTGATCTTAACGTGCCTCTCAGTTTATTAACCGGCTTAGGGTCTGGATAGTTCGTCAGTTCTTCAAAGTACAGGTCAGTGTAATCATGACCCTGGTACTTCTCTGCATCAGCATCACGTTCCAATGGCCTAAACTTCAATGTTGCGCCGTTTGGTGCTGTGAACAGTTTCTTCTGTTCTGCCCACTTCCAGCCAAGTGGTATGTAAATCTCTTTTGTGCGTTCTATTGCCGCTTCTAGCTGTGGAAGCTCCCGCCTGAAGAATATACCCTTTTGATGTGATCCGTACTTATCGGCCTTGATAGCGTTCTTGCCTATCATCCCATCAGTCTTGCCGCCACCTCTTGAGCCGCCGTACATAATCTCGGATATAGGACAGTTGATCAGTGCGGTTTGTGGGCCTCGCTGTGGTCGCCAGATTGTCCGTATTTCTTCTGCCATGATTCTGTATCTTCATCCGGTTGTGCGTTGATTACCGTTTGCCTGACTGTGACCTCTCCGGTTTGTTCAATTAGCTTCATATCCGGCAGATATTTCTTAATCAGTGAAAGCCCTATGTTTGCCTGTGTTGCGCTTAGTTCAATCTCACCATTAAAATGCTTTATTAATCGATCAAGGATGTTTCCATTCTTTATCTTGTCAATTGACCTTTGCTTGTGCGGCTTTCGATTATCAGTCATTTGATTTAATTGGAAATTATCGTAGAACCTATATATCTACGATCCATAGTCTCCGGTTACGTTACTATCAATAAACACACTGTCCAATATCTTGATTTTATTGGGTATAAATCTGATGTTATGTGTCTTGCCGCTGATGGTTGCTCTGCCCTGGTATTTATATGGGCCTGCACTTACTGTTTCTGTATCGGCTGCATCCATCTGTACGCTGAACTGTGCTGCTGTCACGCTGCTGATTTGTGATGCTGAAAGTGTTTTGGTTATGCGTGATGGTGTATCTATGCTGAATTCTATTTCCGTTGCTGCGCTCAGGTCAGTATTCATTTCAACCACGATGGTTTTATCTTCACCCTGGTATAGTGCAATCGGTTTCATTCTATCCGGCCTTGTATTGTAATCGTGGAGAATAGTCTGCCCACGACATTAAGCCCTGTAAGGTCATCGCCACCAGAGAACCCAAGATTTAAAATCCAGCCAAGCATTATGGTGCAACTATCGCCGCGCCAACTGCGCTTGTTGGGTTGTCAAAATCAAGCCGGTAGGTTCCCGGCGCTCTGATAGTGATTTCTGTCACGGTTGTATCCAGTCTTACTTGCCCGGCTGCACCGCTGAAACTTGAATCCTCAACATCTGCCCATGAATCATCTGCGGCCTGCCGCTGTAAATCTGCGTACTCGGTTGCGGTCAGACTTGCTACCGGATAAAGATAAATCGTCAGTGCTTTATCAACTACCTTAAATGTGTCTGATTGCCCTGCGGTATCTACCGGGGCGCGTATGACTGTATCTGCCATGATTGTTCCTATGGGGCTGTGTAGTAATTAACAACGATGCTATGGGCTACCGCTGCCGTGCTGGTGTATTCCAATGCTTTTGCATGGGCTAATCTGAGTGGATTTTTAAATGTCATTGTTACATTGCCATTTGCACCCAGATACATGATCGGTACTATCACGTTATCGTCTTCGTCATGTAGCTTAATAGTCTGCGCGGTTAATGCGCTCACCGTGCAATCGGTCAGATAGATGCTTAAACCCGCTGCCGGGGCTGTAACGATAGATGTTGCTGTCTGTGCTGTTGATTGGTTGTCGTTTGCGCTATCAAGGGCGGGATGTGCGGTATTAACCAACACCCTGCCGTTCAAATCAGTCTTTAATCGGCTTACATCGCCTTCTGCAACGCTGCCGGGATCTGTTCCGTCTGTTTCCTTAGCCTCGCCACCTATTAAGACGGGATTGCCGCTTACGGCTGCGTCATGCGCTGCTGCGCCTACTGCTGATGTGTGTAACCGTCCAGCATCCATCTGTAACGGCTCATAGTCACCATCAGCGCCACTAAAGTCTGCCGGGGTCGCTGTACGCTTCGCAAGCATGGCAATGCCCACATCGGACGTTGTAGCCGTTGCGTCTGTGAGTTTAGCCAGGCTTGCTGCTGTCGTGGTTGCGGTTGTCAGTGAAACAGAACCGATTGCTGCCGTACCCGCTGCAAGTTTCACCTGGCCCGTGCTATCCGTTGCAAGCGTTACGCGCATTGCTCCGCCGTGTACGCCATTTCCGGCTACGATTACTGTGGTTGAGTCGGACTCACCTGATACCAGTTTGACCAGTTGGTAATGAACATCTGAAACATCATCAGTTGCCAGCGTTTCACCGCCCGTGCCGGTATTTAATACGATATTGTCAGTCATTATGCTGGCCCTGTAATTGTCCCGGTAACGCTCATGTTGCCCTCACTGCCTTCCTGGGCATCCATCTCGCCCTGCGCTTCCCAGAACTCAGGCTGTGAACCCCACTCAGTCCAGCCGGATTCGTCAATCTCTTGAAGCCCGTTGGTTGGGTGATACCAGTCGGTTGGATTGGTCAGATACGCATTGCGGTATCCGAAATACCCAGCACTTCCCCCGTATAGCGATGTGGCTGCTGCACTAGCACCAACAAATGTCTCTACTGTCGTGCCTGTGCTAAGGGTGCCGGTTGTTGGCGCTATTCTATGGGCGCTGCCTGTATCATCAGCATCGACGCCGTCAACATAGAGTATCGCTGTGCCGTTATCACCATCATAGGCGTAAAAAATCGTGTGATCAGACCCGTCACATACGACATTAGTTGATACCAGTTTGGATACTATCGCGCCACTGCTGTTCTCGGTTTGCATAACAATCTTGCTTTGTGCTGTTGTTGCAGCACTGTCGTTGGCAATCAAGATTGCGCCAATTCGCATGTTTGATGATCCAATACCGTTGACCCGATAGACATATTCAGCACTTACACCGGAGAAACTTGCCCGATTAATCCTGATAATGCCAGTAGCCAGGTTTCCAGTGGTGGTAAGTGTCGCATGAGAGTAATACCCAGTAGAACCGTCAAACGTCATCATGCCTGGGTCATAGGCAGGTGCGGGTGCTGCGCCACCAGACCCACCAATCAGGATGCTTTGCGTTGTGGCCGATACAGACGAATAGCCTAAATCTACATCTGCGCTCAGTTTTAACGGGCTTTCAAAATTCATCGTTATGTTCTCATTAATCCCTAAATAAACCGGCTCCATTAAATCGACCGGAGTGCCGCCCGTATCCTCAACTAATCGGAAGTTCCCCGCTACTGCACCATTGAAAAATGAAACGTGATCAACAAATATGGACGTTCCATCAGTCGGTGCTGATTGCAATGCCGTTGCTGTCTGTGCACTGCTTTGGTTGTCGTTTGCTGAAAAGCTCATAAACCACCCACCAACATCAAGCCGGATAAATCACATTTCATGCGGATGGCATCACCCTCTGCAACCAATGATGGTTGGCTTGAGTCTGTCTCGACAGTTTCCATCCCCAATAACAACGGACGGTCAAACGCTGTAATTTCAGCGTCATGGGCTTTTGTTCCCGCCAGGCCGATATGTGTCCTGCCGTTATCAACCTGAATTAGTTCGTAATCGCCATCACTGCCAGAATAATCTGCCGGGGTTGCTGTTCTTTTCGCCAGCCCTGAAACAGAAACGTCCGTTACCGCTGCTGACTGCCCCACCATTGACGCAATACCGCTCGTGGTCGCTTCTGTGACCTTTACAGACCCGATTGCCGCAGTTCCGTTCGTTGCCTTAACCTGCCCATCGGAATCGCTTGCTAGCGCAATTCTGAGGCTTTCCGCTGCCGTGCCGTTTCCTGATTCGATAGCCTGCGAACTATCCGCTGTGCCATCCGCAAGTTTCAGGTTTGGATATTTCTCATCCTTGTAATCAGACCCGGCAGATATGGTTTCACCGCCGCTGCCCTGTTGGAGCTTCAAGCTCATATGCTGATAGCCGGTTGAATCTGTAACCCAAACGGCGCAACGTCCATTTTGACGTTCAGGTAAATTACCCGGCGCGAGTCTGATTGATCCAATACGATGTTTAATGCTGTATCGCCCCAATTCTGCGAGGCTAATGGATGGTCAAAATCCCTGTGATATGAAAAGTGTGCTGTTCTAACCCCATTCGGCCCATAGCGTGAACTGGCTTTCATGATCGATAGGTTTGCAGTGTCGGTGATTTCGGGTAGCTGGATCGCCATGCTCATCCCGGCTATCTTGTTCACTCTGAAATCAACCATCGGGTATATCTTTGGCCTTGCGCTTGATTCGGGTAATTCCAGGCTTGATCCGAAAACGTCCTCGAACCGCATGTTCTGCATAGTGGGGTCTGGTGGCTGAACAGGTGGTTCTGGGTCGATAGGTGGGCCTGGATCAGGCTCTGGGTCGATTGGTGGTGGCAGTTCATCCAGTGGATAAGCTGTCAGCAAGTCATCACGCAGATCCACGGCCTCCTGGTCGGTCAGTATGTGCGTAACCTCGTACATTATTCAGTATCCGGTACTGGTACAAGCTTTCCATTGACGATGGCATCAAACACCTGGCCGAACATGCCAACCATGGCCGCTGTGCCGTCCTGTACGCTTGCCGCGCCGAAATCAAATGTAGCGTCCTGCCCTGTGCGGGTATAACGCAGTTCAGGCGCTTCAAAGCTACGACTGGAGCGCACTGAAACATCAATGCTTGAACCGTCTGGATTGACTCGCGTTACTTTGTAGGTTGTGCAGCCGGACAACAAAACCGCTGCCAGAATAATCAATAATAGTTTCATGGTGCTTCCCGAATCTCTTTAGGTTCGTACTTGCTGAAATACTTAGCCCCTATCCTCACGCCCTGATACCAAATCTTTGCGCGTATGTATCCCATGCCGTTTGCGCGGCACATCTTGTAGAAATGCTTATCGGCCTGCTTTCTGGTTTTCTTTGATAGCCTGCCTTCGTTGATCATT